GCAGTGGTATCAACGCAGAGTACAACAAGGTACGTATGGATGTTTTTTTTTTTTTTTTTTTTTTTTTGGGAAACCAACCACAAACGGTTTTAAACAAACCTTTCCCAAAAATATAATAGGATACGTGTGTCTGATACCACTGTGAGGTTCCACTCTTAAAGATGTAACCAATCGGCAAAAATTCGGACGCGCACTGCGCATCGTAAAAACCAACGGTTATATAATCAAAAGCGCAGTCGCATCGCGACATACCTCGGGACCTCAGCCCCACTATACGGTTACAGTATAGATTTCCAGCAATTTTTTCTAACGCTGCAGCTGAGTACAACGGGTACAACGTCTAGTACCAAGACCTGAAATCTTATCGCGACTTCAGACAAACGGGCAATCTAACCCCTTGCCAAGGGTGGTGAATCTCTCTCACCAAGAGATGTGGGACGTAACTCTCCCACAAGAGTTTATATTGTTGAGACAATGTCGTACCTATAATATAACGGAACATTTATGAATCCATTGAAAGAAAAATCCTCTCCAGTGGCCACAAACGTTCGAAAATTTATATTCCCAAGGGAATTTGCCACTATATCTATCCACGTTGTTATCTGATCAGAATCAACTGTCAGAGATCGTGGACACGAGAAGCGGTTTAAATTCACATAGGGAACGTCGATTTCAACATTTGATGAATCATATACGCCACCAATGGCAGATCCACTAAGTCCAGATGGACCAGTAGCTCCTATTGATGTCAATATTGCATCTGAGTTCGAAGTTGCCCCTTGATAAACTGCACTTGCAGTCTTAATGTTAATGGTTTTGTTGGTGCTATCCTCGTAGCCTGATCGTTTTGTCACTGTAAAAATACTATCAGTATTAGTCTGATTACCTCCAGCACACACCTTCCACCTCACACTACCTCGCCAAGTGGCAAAGGGTAAAGATATGTAAGATATGTGTGTATTAAACACATTATCATACTTCTTAGCTAGTGTTCCAGTAGTAGTATACTGACCTAATGAATGATATCCATATGGTTGGGGGAATGTAGGCATAGACCAAATTATACGCCAAGTAACATTATTAGATAGAGCAGAACGCGTCGCCAATGGAGGCCACAATGTATTGTACTCTTGATATCTGCGTAATAACTGCCGCAAACTGGTAACCTTTTCACCAAAATACACATCATATGTGTGATCTGGTTTAGTCTCTTCGCCAATTTCTGACAATATATTGTTTGAAAATGGCTCAGAGTCAGTAAATTTTCCAGTGGCAGATGGATCATTTCGATCGGCCAAATCTCCTGACTGATTTGAGAAGGGAGCCAATGAGGCAATATTCTCAGCAGTAGGTTCAGCTAATTCAAAATCATCGCCAGCAGAGACAGATACAATTATAGCAATATTAGATACAACCGCACTCGGTGTCGTCAATGACTCTTGGACTGTAATGCTCCACACACCGTTAGCAAACCCATCGTGGGGTTGATATGCAGTTAAGGACCACAATTGTGCCCATGTTTGCTGCATAGCTTTAAACGAAGTGTTCTGCGCCCAGTGAATTGGAATAGTAAAGTCTTTAGTCTTAGAGATATCTATTATCCTAGTGTATTGCGAATTATAATTACTGGGATTAGCACTCCCACCAAAAGGATCATACTGAAATTTCAGCTTTCCTTTATGTTGGGCAGACGCAACTATCTGGAATCTATAGTTGATAGTCCCACGCCAAAACCTAAACAATCTCGCCACCCAGCACATAGGTGTCATATAATACGACGGTGTGCCGTTTGGACCAGTTGCAAAGGTTATAGGTGAAACACAACAAGACGCCAGTAATTTATCTGTGCCATCAGACACCAGCCACGGGATCTTAAAATAATAAGATTCCCGCTTGGCCAATGATAAAATGTCAAGTTCATCTTCCCATCCCATACCTAATGTACGAGGGTCTACCGTTAATTCCTGCTTTGAGGATAGCGATAGTTTCTGCACGGGTTCAGGACGATCAAAATTCGCAATGTGAGCACAATTTCTGTTTGCCACAGGTTGGATATCAGATAGTATCTGTGGTCTGGAAAATCCAGCCAATCTAGCGAGTCTACCCAAGTACCCAAGTACCATAGCTGTCGGACGAGAGTATGGTTCAAACATCACAACATTATTTAGTTTGCTCACAACATTAGCCGAGGACAGAAGAGCATCTCCAATTGGAGTTTCTCCGATCTCTCCAGATTGGTTAGACATAGTTGGTATGGTCAACTGACAATTCTCCGCCCACGCGTATAGCGAAACAGTGACTGGAGCAGTTCCTCCATTGACGTGTTGGAGAGACACAACTTCACGAATGTCTATAGTTCCTAACTGATTAAACTCAGATCTCGGTAATCGCACCATATCAGCATACCACCAAAAGGGACACTTAATAGTACCCCCTGTACTGGTGCATGGATCTAAGTACAAATGCGGTCTCTGAGACAATGGCACTAATGCACCGACATCTGTGCTAGCAAAGTCAGGAAACGTTGTTTTCGCCTTCAAAGGATGATAACTCGCCAATAGTTTGCCATAATAGAATGGACCTCCATTTATTACAATTTTGACTTTTAAATCCATAGATGCCAAATAAAAGTTATTCAACTTCTTAGCTACCGCTGGATTAGTCATAAAAGTACTCCAAGGATTCAAACTAAAAATCACTGGAGTTGTGGAGGCAGGCGTCCACTGGAAACTACCTATCTTAACTGGTCGAGATAAAAATTCTTGTAACGAACAATCAGAGAAAACTACGTTTTTACGTGTTTCATCAATAGTCGATACTAAATCATACGTTGGTGATACGTCATCATTCTCAAAACAAACTGTTTGCTCTTTTTGACATAGTGGAGACATCATGTCTATCACTACACCAGGGGGAGCACCCGATTGGTTTTGAAATCGGTTAAAAGCCGATTCAAATACCGTACCCTTGGAGTACTGTTTACAGTTACACCGCGAGTTAGTACAAACTCTCAAATGGTAAAGAATATCTTGGTAAGTATCGCACCTCCAATAAGGTAAAAACCTACCCGTGACAGCAGGAAGAGGGACGGGGCGGCGAACTCGAAGCTCACCACTCTGATTTCTAAACGTGCCACAGGGACAATACTCCTCGGTGCAAATAGCTGTGTGTAGATCAAAATCTAATACAGTTGTCACATCCGAGTAATCAATACATTTTTGAGTTCTTAAAGAAACTTTGTGTGGGGATCTAGGCTCACCCCCTGCCTTGGATTTATTATCTGGTGTTCCAAACTCACCAGGTTGTTTATTCTTGTTTTTGTTTTTCGTAGTCCGTTATTTACAATCGGGATATTTGCGTAGAACTATTGCAAACTCCGTAGTTATGTACACGGGTGGCTAGCCCTCCCCTAAATAGGGGTACTCCACGAGGGGAGTGCCTCAAATGCAAAGCCATATATAATTTACACACAACATTAATTTACAACAGGTATCCATATACATTAGACCATTTTAAACTTAGCCCACGGATGGTTCCGGGGGGAGGTATTGGTTTTTCCACGCCAACATCCTCTTCTCGTAGCTCACATTCAGCTCCCGCGTAAACGGGAACAAATTGTGAATTTTGGCTATCTGCCGCAGTTTCTCAATTCGATCTTCATAAACCTCCTTCCCATGATAAAAATATTCACGGGCCGCGCCATCTAAATTAACGGCAGAGTGTTCTTCTGGAGATAGAAATGATGATGTCACTACAGCAGATAATGATTTCTCGATTGATTCCTCGTCAAGTGGAGCCATATACATGTTCACCTCCTCGTTGAAGATTATACTTCTCTTGAGGAAAGTAACCTGTTCGAGAGGTATGTATTCAATTGAATCCGATACCTTATCTGGCATGGTATAAGTTATACCACGCGCTGCCAATCCTTCCTGTACCGTGGTGTGGTTAAACCTGGGACAGCTGGGAGATACTCCCACAACATTGTCATCGCCATACGTTAGGAGAGATACGTATTTCTGAAATTCACCTGCCTCAATCGAGGGGTAAATTCTATAAAACTCGCACCTCAAGTATAACGAGTTGGCTATACAATTTATATGAGTGGTCAAGTTATGTCCAGATGCATTGCACCCAAAGAACTCAACCAAATCTCCGTCTAACTCACACACGAAGTAGACAATATCGGCCATTACGCCTCGCATGATAACGATGTCATCCTCAGTGTAGCCACAAACCTGTGCAATATCAATAAGCAATTGGAATGCTCGTAACATCACTGCAGGGTTCATCTTTTGATCATAGGCGGCGTAATCACCTGCGAATAGGCGATCTTTACCGTGCTTAATCAAATGGCGCACCAATCGATCCCAATCAGGTCCGGTAGCATTGGTCCCCACACAGCACTCCGATGATAACGGCACTCTACTCATGAATGCAATAATCGACAGGTAGTACTTGCGGGTCAACAGCGCCAGGGCTACAGGGGCACACTGAAACATACGTGTTTTCTTTGACTCTGAGTTTTTAACCTCGTCTTTCAACGCTGCTGAAAAGATAAAGTTATAACGTTCGCCTCGTCGATAACAATCCTTTGCTTTATCAACCTCAGCCCATATCTCAGGGGTAAAGGTGATAGGCTCTACGACACCTGGAATCTCTTCTTCTACTGCTATAACATATTTACGCTTTGGCTGCTTTAAAGGGAAACCAGTGGATGTAGCTAATGGAATGCGATCTACATAAGCTAGACCTGCTATTCCCGAAACCGTCTCAACTTCACTTAGAACTCTTATCTGGCTCCTCTGCGTCGCATCCAATACCTTAAAAAGGGTTTTTCTGTGACATAGAGACGCTTTATTTAGCTCCTCATGTGTGAAACCGATCGACGGGGATCCCACGCTATTCAAAAATGTATTTCGCGGGACCCACCTCTCTTGCGTTGCAGCACGTGGTGGTCCATAGGTGTTTTGAATACCCATAACGACTCGAGCTGTGTCGGCAATTATAGTGGGCTTAACAGACGTCTTAAACCTTGCCACAGGCATACTCGTTGTGGCAACATATCCTAAATGGATATCTGGAGTCAAATAGTTCATTGAACTCTTATTGTGCGGGGATGGTTTCAAACCATAATCGATATTCATCGATTGGTTTGCTATCGACCCTGCTGATGGTACAAGTGATATGCGCAACTTATGTGATAACTCAGCAATACCAGCTAGGATTTCCTGTTTCGATATAAAGCCAGAGGCGCCTAAAAAGTCACCTGTGACTCCACCTAAATGGAATCCTATAATGCTCGGATACTTACTGTACGACACCACTGGGGCTCCACACATACCTGTAGCGGTCGGTACACCTAATTGGTAACAATTTCCCTCAAAGTTGCCAGTTTCATTGTGGGGTTGACCATACACTGTTCGCAAACGATATAAATTTACATTACCGTAAACGTCCTTATGTACCATCTCTCCACACGCATCTTTTACTGCTTTTTCGGGGAAGTACTCTGTTATATCTTTCTGAGTTCTACCATTGGGCATATACACTAAAGAAAGATCCTTATTCAGAATCTTAACAGTGTTGTACTCCCCGATATACTCAGTAAAATTAGTAGAGGACTGACTAGGATCCGTCCTAATTACATTACAAAGCACCTGTTCTTTTGATATGGCATGTGCCGGGGCTAACCAAATGTTGCTCTTTAATGGAACAATATTAAATGTTTGTGCCTTTTTACCATCGACAGGGCTTGTAATAACGCATGCAACCCTTCTCCCCAACATCTCAGAGAGCTGAGCTGGCGTTGTCGTCTTTTGAACTTCACCGATTTCGGTTACCGATCTGGCTGCCTGTTTCCAGGGATTATCTGGTTGCTCAGGGTATTGAGTGCATTTCGGCAAAACAACATCTGGATCAGGTAATTCACTCATCAAAGAGTTCCCTTGGTTAACAAGACGTGCGCTTTTATAAATTCTATATATAAGATGTATAGCTGCGACACACCCAAACAACTGGAAGGATCTGCTAGACAAAGCACTTCGCACATACGGAGTGATAATATCATATGCAGTCGTAACGGCGTTAAAGGCATAATCGCGCTTAATCTTTAAATAGACTAAATACAAATGTGCATGAACAATAACAACAAACCAGCAGACAAAATACCACATAAACGGACTAAACATATCCATTCGTGAGTACGCAGCTAGTAAGCTAAATAATGTTGATAACACAAATAGCGCTGATAAATCCCGTCTATATACCTCAAACATTATACCCCAACTATAAATGCGTCGCATAATAGCGTGGTCTGCGTTAGGTAATAGGTCTAGGAAATACTTGTATGGCGTTAATGATATATACATGTTGGCAAGAGCAAGCGCAGAATCCTGAACTCCAACCTGATTCACCATTGGAGTCTCAGGCTCTTGTTCCGGCTTAGCCTTGCACTCTTGACAAACACACTTATAAATCCCATGTTCACATGTCTCCACTTTGTCGATATTATCAATATTGCGAAGCAGTTTCGTCTGTTCATCAAAGTGTGTTAATAATTGCTGTTTATAACACGCCAAAAAGTCCGAAATTCCTACTTTCACCATCTGCTTACCATTGTACACATGAGGTACTCTAGTAACAGTATCAGGGAAACCAGGAGTTGAGGGGGTTACCACAGTTCTACAGTAGGTAAATTCCCAAATGTCCAAAATTGGATCTTCGGGAACTTTAGAGGAGTCAAGTTGACCGGTTCCCGGTATACAAAACTCTTGTTTAACTTCTACTTGAACAAAGTCTAATCGACGGAGGACAGAAGCTGGCTCGTTTGATAACGCACCAGCCTGTAGATCTTCCACATTCGTGGTTCCGACGACTAAACGTGGTATCGGACTAATTTTACCCTTGGATTCGACAGCAGCCTGATTGGATGCAAAAGGGATATTATTCACCAATTGAATAATCAGGTTCGATGGATTGTACTGAGCGAACTCTAACTTTCCATTTGCTATGTCATCAAGAATCAAAGTATCTGTGTGCGACTTAACAGTCGACATATACTTTTCCTCCATATTGACATTAGCAATACACTCTTGTCCTCCTGATAGACCTAATGTAAGTCTTCCGAATTTAACAATGTACTGAACTATTGTCGATTTTCCTACTGCGCTCTTACCATATACGACTATGCCGTACGGTGCGGCGCGCAGTTGTTGTCGGGCCACAAGCTCTAAAAAGTCGGTCCGCAATGTCCCCAATTTCTGCAGTTTTGCATCGAGTATGGCTGACAATTGCGGAGTTGGTGCTACCTTAAGCATAGCTTCGGTTGTATCTATTAATTCAAATAAACGAGCCTGGTATGACCAGACGTCGTACTGAGCTAATCCCATATTACCGTTTGCTATTAGGCGAGATAGACCAACAACTGCCGCATACTCCTTATTATACTTAATGGGATCATGGGCAGCGCCGCTGAGAAACTGGCTTAAAGTTCCTCCCGATTGGAAATGGGTATATCCTTCTTCAAGGAAGTACATAACAGTTGATATTACATACTCGACAAAGTCGAAAATACATAAATTCTTCTGTTTGACCTTCAATGAAAATAGGGTAAACCCTTCATGGGTATATTCCAAAACACCCTTATCACCACAGAATCCACATGCTACAAGGTATTCGACAAATTCTGTCACCTTCTTTGCAATAGGACTCTGTTTAAAATTCTGCCATGAGTGGAAAAACTCCCTAATTTGCTGATACACGCTTCTGCGTTCAACAACTTCAGGCTCATCTCCATCATCTGACTGGTTAATCATTTGTAGTGATTTCAAGCCATCGTAAGTTAGCTCGAATATACTATAAAATTTCTCCAGACATTCAACAGTCATAGACTTGTTTGTATACGAAGATGCAAACTGGCCTATTGCGGCAGCTTGTCCTGCTAAATTCTTTGCATTCGCAACTGCGACTGCTAGAAGCACGACCCGCTCCGCGTGTACCTCATAAGGCACACCGAGCAGGTTACTCACCTGCTCCTCCGATCCACTTTGTAGATAGTTAATTTTGCTGTTTACAGCTTGAAGCGCTCGTGTCATATAAGTACCTAACATTTTATTTTATCAGATACCCTATGCCACGAACAGTTTTGTGGGAATTTCTTCCCAGGTTTACTGTTCAATGACCGCCCACATGCTTTAATACTCCCGTTAGGGATTTCACCGAAGAAGATTGGCAAGCCAAGAGCTTTAACGATACATGAGGGACTTGGGGGCTAAACTAGTCGGCAATTATGTCCAACCTCGTCTACGCCCCACTAGGGCTTGGGGCCGCACTCTTGTGGATCAGTACGGTGAACCATTAATACTTCGTTATTTATAACAGGTTGAAGTCCTGTAACCTATGTAGGTTATCGGTTCTACCGTCTACCTAATAGTTCCCTTCATTCGGGCACAGTTCTGAGACACTCTTAGTGGTCTCTGATCAGTAAAAACATTTATTTATTTACACATTGTGCTGGCAAAACCAGCAACAATTGACAATTTTTAGTTTTAATTATTATTTAGACATAGAATAGTGGGTCGAATAGTGCTCCGACTAAACCTCGAATTTTATTTACTAGGGAGAACGATACTCCCTATTTCCATTTTTGATCTGGCTGAATGGTAACAGCTTAGAAAAAGTTTATTGTATTTACGTGCAGTAAATTTTTATAAGAAACGTTTATCGATTGCTAATTTTAAAGAATGGATTAATATTGTACTGCTTACCGCAGTCAAGAAATAATACAGCTAGAGTGTTTTACACAACAGTAGGTTGTTTCTATAATAATATGGCTAAAGTGCTAGTTGCACCGATTTCCATACTACTATGAACGATGACTACAATTGTGTACACCGATTTCTATATTACTTTCAATATGTGCATAACATTAAAACGTGCAACTAAACACCTGATCTCCGTACGATACCCCTCCTGGGTAC